GACTGGTGACTTCTTTAAGTTAATGTCAATTGCTTTATCAGCCCCAGGCACGCTGGATCCAATAATTTCATTTGACACTGATGCCTTCGTAGTCTTCTTTCCAGACGTAGCTTTACGCTCTGGAGACTTGATAGTACCAGTTTTAGGCTGAGCTTTCTTCTTGGTTGCCATATGTCCTCCTACTAATATTATACCAGAAATAAATAAAGGGCAGAGGCCGAAGCCCCTGCCCTTTAAGGTTTTTATCCTAGGTTTTAGGAATCAGCACCTGCATCCGCGAATGCAATTGCGTCTTCTTCTTCCCACTGGATTCCGAAACGAACGAATACTGTGTACTCGATGGTGTCCTTCTTCGCAACGTACTCACGGTTGACCGTGATGTCGCGCTGGAAACCCCAGATTCGGTTGCTCGGGAATGTCAAGTCGACATAGCCCTCTGGGTAGTAAGGAACTTCCTGGACATCGATGCCGAGCACGCGAGTGGTGCGAGCGGTACCGAGTGTCTGGCCATTGCCATCAAGGTAGGCCTGACGGTTTACTTCGGTTCCACCTGTGGTAGGTGTGAATGCCTCAGCAATTGCGTCTGCCAATGTTCCGTTGTTCTTGAGAATGCCCTGGTATGCATCGGTACCTGCGTAGAACTTAAGGTTGTTCTTAAGTGCGCGGTACTTGCGGGGGATTGTCAGCAAGATACCCTGCATAACATCCGTAGTCCAAGCATTGTCTGTGACAGTTGTCACATACTCGTGTGCATCTCCATTTGACTTTGTGCGGTTAACGAACCCGTCCATGATGGACAAGAAGTTACCCGTGGTTCCGTCACCATTAATGGCGAGGTCCTCGATGTCATTTGCGAATGCGTTGGTCATGAGACGCACCAGGTGGTCTTCAAGGGCTGCGCCCTCTACACCATCTTCAAGTGCCTCTGCAGAAACCTCCCAGTCAAGACGAATTTTCTTTGTAGTCAATTCGACCTTGCTGAATGTTGCTCCAGTGTTGGTGTAGTCACCAATACCTTGTGATGCCGCACGGATTACACGCTCTCCAACGTTAACTTTCTCAAGCTCCATTGTGTTTGCACGCATAGTTACGCGACGACCATCCTTGGCGAGAACAGTGCCATCCCACACGTAGTCGATAAAACGACGTGCTTGCTCGGGACGGAGAATACCACTAGCCGCATCACCCGAAGGGTTAACTGCGTTTGGACCAGTAGTTACACCGAACTCGGCGTTAGGAATGTTACCAAGTGTGTTAGCACCAGGATCTGTTACTCCTCCAATGCCACCAGATGCGAATGCACCCTGAGCCTGAAAGTTACCAGGATTGGGATCACCGTATTCACCAGCTTCTGAAGGCTGGTTCTTATTGATCTCTTCCGACATATGTCACCTCCTAAGTGATTTTACTTAATTAAATAAGTCGGCTGTTTTGAGGAAACGACCGCCCCATAGGGATTTTTCAACCATTTCAGGTTGTTCCTGCACGATCTCGCCCAGATCGCCAGATTTACGGAAAGCTGTATCGGCTTCAACAGCCTCAAACCTCTTTCCGAATTCATCGAAGTCGCCCTTTGTTGCGGAAATGTCCTGCTTGGCTGCAGTAACTTCCTCGGATACGCCATCAATTGATTTCTTCAATGCATCGACCTCAGCGTGAAGTGACTTCACGGTCTCTGCAAGATCGCTAAAGGCTGATGTGATAGTGTCTTTGATATCGGCAACTGCACTTGCAGCTACGTCATCGGACTTAGACACCTCAGCAGCCTCGACAACCTCGTCAGCCTTTTCGACTGTCTCGGCGTCTTCAGTAGTCTCGGCCTTTTCGACCTCAACCTCTGCTTCAGCATCGTCGACCTTCTCGACCTCAACCTCTTCATCGGCTTTGGTTTCGACGGCGTCTACAACGCTTTCAGCTGCGGCATCTGCCTCTGGAGCGACCTCTTCTGATTTTTCTACTACTTCATCGACTGTCTCGATGATTTCTGTGGTTTCATCAGTCATAGGACTAACCTCCTTTGTTATCTTAGAAAGATCAATGCCTTTAGCACTATCAACTAAGAACTTTATTACTTCTTTTTTGTCATCGTCTGACTTTTCTACAAATCCAATATTTTTCATTGCCTCGCCACTCTTGGGGCTGGCCATCTCTTCTTCTTGGGAAAGCATAACAAGTCCGTTGTCTTGGTCCCAAAATACGTTTTCTACCTCTACGTCCACTGCCTCTCCCTTCAAAATCATCTCTGCATTCTCGCCTTTCTCAACAGACAGAATGCTAGCAAACTGATTGGCTGGATTGTCTACTAGCGACAATTCTACCAGATCATAATCTTTAATTACACGAATTTGGATGTCGGCTTTTTCGTCATAGGCGTCATCCCACTTGTTCATTCTACCACCAATTGAGAAACCTGTGTAGGTTCCATCGGTTACTTTTTCCCAAGTGTCTTGAGCACCCTTGGAAACATACGCGGAAACATACACACCACTGTAGAACTTCTTGGTCTCGGGATCGAAGTATTTATCCTCTTTGAAGGAGACCATTTTACCCACTGCAGAGGGCTGGTGCATTTCTCGTATGTTGCCGCGAAACTTGGTGAAAGCTTTCATGGAAGCTTCTGTAGTGACAATGTCGTTTTGCTTGTCTACATTATCTAGGGTAGCGAAACCAGAGACGATGCGTTTCTCCACATCGACTTTACTAAATGGCATGGACAGGCGAACGCTATCGCCTTCTGTAGCCCAGTGAGCTTTAAACATAGTCATACTAGTTATATTATATACTACTTTTTACCAAATTGTAAGAAAAACGTTATAATTAATTTTTCTACCTAATCTGAAGCAGCACCCTCTCCTTGTGCGTTTCTGCCACTAACAGTTCCTGGTCCGTCTGCCTGGGCATTGGACCTGTCAGTATCTCTCTGTCTGTTTCTAGCAGAATTGGCTCTGCTATCCGCGGCTTGGCGAGAAGTCATTTCAAAGGGTTCGTCTCCGTCTTGCCTTTGTGGAAGACCCAAAACTTCTCTCGCCTCATTAGGAACCATGATCTGATTTTTAACATAACGCTCAAGAATCTGTGACTGAGAAATCTCATCTGTAAGTGTGAGCTCATTAAACTTAAACTCTACAATGTCAGTTTCTTCCCTAATGATTTTGTTAATCATCTTTGCAAGATTGGTTTGTGCTGGTCTTGCTACCTGCTCCTTGAATGTACGGTCTTGGGCAAGTGCTGCAGCAATAGATGCTGAGTCGCCACCTCCAATTTTTGAGAGAGGCACCTGGTGTGCAATAAGGATGTCATCTCTATTCTGTTTACGATACTCTTTGAAGGATGCTTCCTGTACCCCGTTTTCTACGGGCTCCATCTTAAACTCAACCTTGCTGTTATCGCTATCCGCAGGAAGAGGGATATACAGAGTTCGGTGATTCTGTCCCTTAAGATTATTCTGCAAGAATCGGAACATCTTGTCCTCGGCATCAGCTGACAGCTGGGCACCCTTAAGAGTTACAACATAACGAGGAACCCCCTTGTTTCCAAAGTAGTCAATGTTGTACTGTGATGCTAGCTGATCTCCGTGAAGAGATGTGATTGCGGACATAATGTCTGGCACGCCATAGAATGTATTTAGGGGTGAATACTCTTTGTAGTGAATAATCTCATTAGGTCGTGGGTCAGTGGTAATTGGGTTCTTGTTGGTTGCCCCGAAGTTTCGGAAGTAAACAACCTTGTTTCCAATAATCTGAACGTATCCGTCACGAAGCCTTCTGGCTCTCATCGTTGTAGCTGGAATGTGACCGATGTAACCAATCTTGCCTTTAGTTGTTCTACCGATTTCAAGGTATCCGTTTCCAGTAGCCTGTACATCAGTAAAGAACTTAGTCAGCGTATGAGTAAAGGACTCTTCGTCGTTTAAGCTTTCTAGCCAATCGCGCAGTTCAATCTTTGCTCGCTCGATTCGATTGCGAGCTCTCTGTACCGCTGCCTCGTCGGGGTTAGTCTCAAGACGCATCATGGTACGCCTCGAGATCTCAAAGTCATAGCCTAGGCCAACAATATTTTCTACCTTTGCGTCAATGGCAGCGTGGTTAGCAAAAGAAGTATCATAGTAATTTGCAAGCTCATAAAGATTCCATGGTGGCGTAATGACATCGAACATTCCATACCCGTTACGAAAAACCTGTCCTGGGTTAATCTCTTTAGATGCTGCCCCGTCTTTTCCAGAAGCGACTGCCAAGGCACTGGTCATGTACTGTCTGGGAGGATCGTTGGCAACAGAATTGTCTGTACGTGTCTCATATCCATAAGCCATGTTTTTTGACATCCTGGTTGCACGGCGTTTAAAGTTAGTGTCTATCCCACTAAGACTCTTAATATCGTCCCAGGACTTGTTAAATGGATCCTGCTGCTTAAACAGGTCAGCTTGCTCTTCAATCTCGTCAATGCGTGCACCAACAGTCCAGCTTTGCTCTGACATTACCCCTCGTCTCCGTATTTGTCCAAGGTATCCTTGGCTGCGATGACAGCACCAAGATCATTCATGCTTGGGATTAGTCCCTGCGACATACGATCAACTTGCTCGCTGTGCTCTTCTTCAGAAATCTTTTTCATATTGGGATAGAACTTTGCTGTTCCTTCTGACTGCCCCCAATACCTGGCGGCATCCTCTAGCTCCTTAACTCTCGTCAAGTCACCCTTCATCGACTCAATAGACAGTGCGTTACCCTGACCGTCTGTAAATGCTTTGCCATTTGGCTTGTGCCACACATAGGTGCCGAAGTTAGAGAAGTTTTCTTCTACAACCTGTACCTTTGTGTCACCAACTTGACCAGGAAAGCGTGGTTTATTGTTATTCATGGTTACAAGTATAGCATATTATACTGGAATTATGACAGAACTGTTCCACTCTAGGTCTTTATATATCGAAGACTTGTAGTTATTAAGGACTAATGTTGAAGAAGAGTCGAAAATGAAGCTATTTGTACCAGTATAAGTCTTGTATATGTTTTCTGCGTCAGAGAGCTCTGAGTCTGACTCGGCTAGGTATAAGACTTCTTGCCAAGTTGAGTCTTCCCAATCTTCCCAAGCCAAGGTGGTGTCTAGTCCAGACCTGACTGCCGACCACTTTCTAAAAGAAAATCTTTGAACCTCATCGAGCTGTGAGGCCTGATAGTACGACACGTTGTCAAACAGTATTGGGCTGGTGACCCTAAAAGCACCAGTATATCTAGCAAAGCTAATCGAGTTTAGAAAAGAAAAAGAAACCGTAGACCAAGACCTGGGGTTTAGGATTGGCCGCCTTGTTGGCCTACCATTAACAAAAAACACAATATCTGACCTGATGGTTCCAGTATTGCTGTCGATTGCATAAATTTGTCCACGTTTTCTGGTGTTTGAGTCTGATACGACATAGAACCTAATGTAATCAACTTCGCTCTGCAGCTCAAAAAGTTGCACTGGCGACACAGGAAAGTCTGGCTCATCATATTTAAAAGACATCTGAAACAGGTCAATTTTAAAGAAACTTTCCCTGTTAGGGTTAATTGGAATAGATATGCCCTCTAGTCCAGCATGAGTTAGCGGTATTCTGGACCTCATCCCGCTGTACTTTGTCAGGTGCAAATAGGGGGAAGAGTCTTTAGATATGCTAAAAGGGCTGACCGACTTGTAATCAAAATAAAGCCCCGACCTCTTATAAGGAATTACCTTGGCACCAAACTGGGTTCCTATTTTGTTTGGCTGATTGCCAAGGGCCTGGGAGGAAATGTCTAGATACCTAATAGATATATTGTCTGACAACACACCGTCAGACTCGATCTCTACGTAAATTACCAGAGCTAAGGTTGTTCTGTCTTCTCCTATAGGAAACTTAATAATTGTGTCATTAAACACCTCATACCTGCTAGTTGTCCATTCATCCCCTGGCGTAACGACACCTAGCTTTTCCAAAGGCACAACCTGATCTCTATCTGGGGTCACCCCATTGCTAAGATATTCAAATGCTATATAAGTTCTAACTGGCATGTTTTCAGCAAAGTATTGATTATCTACAAAGTTGTTTAGCTTTACGTAATCCACATTAAACTGAAGAAAATCAACGGATTCGTACAAGTTATCTGTTGAGTCCAAAACTTTTTTAGCAAAATAAGATACTGGAACATAGTCCTGCCAAGATGAGCTAGTGGCTACATCTAAAAGAAATCCAGCCAAAGATATTCTTGGTACTAATGAGTAAGATGCATTGCCAGACTTGGCTATCTGGCTGGCAGAGCTATCTGCAAGCCCATTACTCTCAAAGAGTTCATCGAACTTTGTGAGGTTGTTCTTGCTTGAAAAAGACAGTCGCTTAATTTTACCAGTAAAGGTGTTTGAGTAGTCACCCGTGCCCCCCAGAAACATGCTAAGCGATTGCACATTGCTTACAAAAGATGCGATATTCCCACCAAAGCTCTGAGCCTTTATAAAGTCTATTCCTGCAACAAACTCTTCCTGAATTTCTGGCAAATCTTCGGAATAGAAAATATTGTCATCCAAAGCATAAACTATAGAAGACTCATTGATATAAATTTCTAACAACTCAGCAGTTATATTGTTTTTAAGTTGCATTAGTGTTTGCTTGCCTTCGGGGGCGTCTGTGTTTTCAAACAAGCCGAAGAAAGCGAATGGCGTTTCATTCATAAATGCGATGTTTTCAAAATAAAGGTATCCGTCAAGGTCTTCTGGCAAGTCGCTACTTCGGAAACCAAAGCTTGGGTCATTATTATCAAACCCTGCATTCATGGCGTCGAGCCAGTCTACAGAGTTATCATTAAGATAAAGTGATGGTGCCTTGTACTCTGGAAGAGAAAGGCCTGATTGCTCTGCATTAATATTTTCAGAAGTCCCCGAACTCCAAGACCTTGTTTCTGGATATCTAACATTTTTTGCAGAGTTTGCAACAGAATTGTCAAACGAAATAATAGATGTGTGGTTTAGCCCCTTGATGGATGTTGGAAACTCTACCCCCTGCCCATACACGAACCTTCTTTTTTGCACGATTGCAGGAACCTCATATGGATAAATTGCGGGAGACTCTATGTTAACTATAGGAACATCCTCATAAAGAAAAAATCCTAACCAGTCTTCTGTCGCATCGGGAAAGTTTCTAGTGTCAATAGGTAGCGACATTACTTGCTCTCCATTTACAACAATAGAAACAGATGACCTTCCAGACCTAATCGACACGAGCATTGGCCTACCCCACTCACCGACATAAAAAGATGACTCTTCTGATCCCACCTTCATCTTGAGCAAGTGCCTATCTACGTACAAACCGTCGCTAGAAGTTAGCGGTCCAAAGATTCTTCGATCAGCTACGGCATCTGACTGAATGTTTAGCCATGACTCAAAAGTCATTTCCTTGTTTGTTCCCGACTGGTTTAAAAACCCTAGCCCTGGCAAAATTAGAGAAGGCGTGCTGTCTGCAGGATACAGAGTTGTAGAGCTGTCTGACCCAAAAACAAGTGGCATCCCAGAATTTTTTGCTAAAAGCATGTTATCTTTAACAACATAATAACCAGGATTTTCTTGTACCCCATATGCTGATGCCTGAATTACTTGAAGATTTGGATTATCTAATGGGATCTCTGACGGAATCGGGAAGGAAACTGCACCAAGCTCCGTAGACTGAAACTCTTCTGCCCACTGGCCCACAGTTACGCCGAACATTGCGACCTGGAAAGGCACCTCGGAGGCCTCGTATGATATCTCGAACCTTACCTCTAAATCAGTAAAAGATTCTGGCAACTCAAAAGTAAAAGAAACAAATGCCCACATCTTTCTTGACCTTGCTGGAACATTTGCGATTGGATCTACCCTTACAGACCGAATTCTTTCACTTTCTAGATCATCATTCGTGTAAGACAAGGTTGCTATTACCTCTATTGATCTGTCTGGCGCATACACATACGCACCTACAGCCACGCTTCCTTGCTCAGGATTCACATCGGTCTCCTGAATCCTGTCTGGTGCATCTAGAGTGATAGAGCCTGAGTCTGCCCCCTGGATATATATAGGCTGTAAGTCTAAGTCATAGCTAGGTATAAAAGGAACAACTGACTCGAACTCATCAGCAGTGATCTTGCTGCCACCTTCAACATACCACATGCCCAGGGAACTAAAGTCTGGCTGGTTTCCAAGAGCAAGGTATCCGACACTTTCGTCTAAAGCCCACAGAGCCTTAGGATGCTCTTCAAACACCTTAGTTGCATAAAGGTTGAGTGGATTATTTGCCATGTGTCCTCCTACTTATTGTGTACAAGATAGCCACCTGCAACAAACCAGTCTTGAGGCTCACATCCAACAAGATACGTCATCTCTGGTTCATCACCAGATGATATGGTGTTTACGACTTCCTCGCCGTACTCCCCAGAGTCAGAGACTGTAATTAGAGTGTCCCCTACTTCTACGTCAGAACAAGGAACAATTCTATAAATTCCGTCTCTCTTGATATATATGGTTTGAGTGAAGGAAAACTTCTTGTCTTCCTTGTCGTTAAAATATAAGCAAATAGACATCTTTGGCCCCAAGTATGTAACCTCAGTCTCGGCCTGTTCCATAAAGGTTAGCGATTCCGAAGACCACAAGAACATAGATTCTTTAGAGTCCCCTGGGTCGCTAGAGGTCATCTCGCTCAGTGTTGGAACTACTGCCTTATCTCCAAGAACTATGTCCTTGGCTGGTATTTCACCTCTGGCTGTCCTAACCAACGTGTCCTCATGGATGCACCACCTATGGAACCGTGGGAAGAACGGAGGGAAATGAGGAGGGAAATGAGGAGGGAAATGAGGAGGGAAGTGCGGAAAGAAAGGAAAGAAAGGGAAAAACGGTGGGAAGTGCGGCGGGAAGTGAGGGAAGAAGGGAAAGAAGGGAGGGAAGTGTGGTGGGAAGTGTGGTGGGAAATGAGGAGGAAAGTGAGGGAAGAATGGAAAGAACGGAAAAAATGGGGGAAGAGTTGTTACGGTTCCAGACCAGTCTGACCATTCTCCTGGCCCAATCTCGTTTACAGCTCTTACTCGGTATGCCTGAGAAGTGTTTGGCTCTTGGCGAAGTGCAACGGCAAGATCAGAGGTGGTTCCAGTTTTCTTTTCTGCATCTGGCAACGTCTCGTCAGACTCGTACTCATAATAAAGTATTGGGCTGCCGTTATCGCTCACTGGTTTCCATTGCAGAATGTCTTGCAAACTTTGTGTTGATGATCCTGGAGTCTCTGGCTTAGACGGCACAGACGGACTGTTGTACCCAGCCCTTGGTGCTACTGGGTAGTAGATGACTACAATTCCAGGCCTTCCAGGCAGGCCAGCGACGCCATCCGCTTCTGATGATAGGGAATTCTCACCTAAACCACCAGAACCAAAACTAACGTGAGACAGTGGCGGCACTTCTGTTGTGTCCCCATTGGGACCATTAAGGGCATAGTCAACCTGGAGCTGTCCAATAGAAATTGATGTTCCAGATGTAACAGTATTCAGACTTCCATAGGGTCCGCCAGAGCCTCCGTCTGCAATGATCGTTCCAAAAGAGCTGTCTCCGCCAGCTAGACCAGCATCTGATTCCTGGGATGCCCCGCCTACACCGACAGTGATTGGTATGTTTATTTCTTCTAAAAAGTGATAAGTTCCTTGCTGAACAGATCCAGCAGTTCCTCCACCACCTGGGCTAGACGCGGAGCTTGCACCAGCACCACCACCACCGCCGCCGATGACAATATAATTTACTTCTGGGTTTGAGCCAAACCTATCGAGGGTAAAGCCCTCTGTGCTGTCTGGATAAAAATAGTGTACCTTATGATGAACACTGTTTATCATAGCGTCTACTACATGACCACCCGAAGCCTCTATGGCTTCGAACTCATGGAAGGCCCCACGGCCACGCAAACGATATGACATATAACTATTTTATCACAAAAAGCAACTACTGTTTGCTAAAAAACATAACTATAGCATATCTCTCTCCACTAAGGACATGCCTAACTTTATGGGTATGCTCAAGATCCCCTCTAAAAAATACTAAGTCCCCGATGTGCGGCTGCACGTCTAGCTTATGCTGGGGAAAAACAATCTCTCCCCCAGTAAAGTCCACGCCGTACTCAGATAGATAAACAAGAGCTGAAAACTCTCTGTTTGTTTTGGCTGGATCTTCGTGGGGAGTTCCGTCTAAATTATACATGTCCGAGTGCAAACCATTGAAGGCACCCTTGGCTAACTTTACGACACCAGCTTCATAGTCACTAATAATAACATCGTAGTGTTTTTCTATTTCAAGTCTTGCCATAGCAACTGCTGCAAGAACTTCTGGGAGAGGTTCGCCAAATGACTCAAAGAAACCTGGCCGATGATCGGACTCAACCAGTATCTTTGAGTAATATTCTCTAATTTCAGAGGCCTTAGTATCTGAGAATAGCCTCTCTTTAATCTGAACTGACATCCCTATATTATAACAGAAAGGGGCCCCTATGTTATAATTATTTTATGAATAAACTAGAAAGCAAGCTAGTTCAGCTGGGCTACAGCTATGAAGAAGTAGCTAGAGGTGTGTACCTGGTTAGTGACTTTTTAAATGATCAAGAAGTCAGTGAAGTTTTGGATATTATCAGCAAGGCCAGCGAAGAGGACTGGCAAACACACTATATGCAGGGCGTAAAGGACTTGGCAAATAGAAAGTATGGCAGAACAGATGTTGACAATCTTGTAAAAGAGGGCTTGATCGAAATTACAACACACTGGATAGACAAGAATCTAGGTCTTCCACATTCAGTATCTGAGCCAATCTCTGAGAGAATTCAAAAAATCATATCTTTTGATGAGGAGATAGCCTTCGATGGGGTTGGGACCATCCAACGTCAATATGAAGGCGAACCTTTGGTAGAGCATGTAGATAACCACTCAGACCCAATGATTGAATATGCAGTAATTATGTATATTAATGACGACTATAATGCAGGTGAGCTATTTTTTGGTAGGCTTGGACTAGAGATTGTTCCGCCCGCAAAATCTATGATCATATTCCCCAGTGGAGAAGACTACTTACACGGAGTTAAACCTCCTGCTGCTGGTCCTCAGCGATATGTGTTGCCCTCGTTTGTCAGAAGGCGTAAAGTTGAGTATTAAGCCATTAGAAGATAGGCTACACAAGCTTGGGTATAGCTTCAGCGAGCTTGCAGAATCTGTATATATAGTTTATGACGTTTACGGCAAGGAAGATCTTGCACCTGTATTAAACATTATAGAAAACGCCACCCAAGAAGACTGGGAGCACGACTATAGGCAAAGCCAGATAGGTCTCGCTAAAAAGAGATATGGCAGGGAAGATTTGGATAACTTGCTTGCAGAAGGGCTTATGGAGTTTACAGATGACTGGTACGACAAGGCAATATCAATTCCAGAAGGTATCACGGCGAAGCTATCTATGAAGATAGAAATGATTTTTGCTTTTAACTATAAGCTTATTACTGGAAGAATGAACACCATTCAAAGACAGTATGAGGGAAGCCCCTTAGTGGCTCATGTGGATACAGATGGAGACCCATCGATTGCATATGCTGCGATTGGTTATATAAATGATGACTACTCTGACGGAGAGCTGTTTTTCTCTGAACTTAATCTAGAAGTAAAACCGCGTGCAGGATCTTTAGTAATCTTCCCTGGCTCTTCCGAATATCGTCACGGAGTGAAGGCACCAGGTCCTGGTAAATCCAGATATGCACTACCAACCTTTGTCTTTAACAGCTAGAGCAGTCATCGCAACAAGGCTTGTCCTCTTCTGAAGAGTCCTCTGCAAGAATGCTATATAGTGCTTCTGGCTTCTGCTTTCCAAAAGTACGACCATTATACTCTCCGTAGTCGTGACTACTTTCAACGTAATCTAAAGCAGTCCTTTGCTCTTCTACCTTATTGTCCAAAAACTCTTTGTCGTATGTAGCATCGGCATCATCCCAAAAGGCAAGAATGGTAAACCTATCGCCCTCAGTTATTTCTCTTACGCCGTGTAGAAACTCATGACTACCCTCAAAAACTAGCAGACTTCCAGCCTCTGGATGAACGTCAAGATTGTGCTGGGGGAAGTAAATTGCACCGCCCTCATAGTTAGCATTTAAATACAGGATGCATGCATATTTGTTCATCTGCCAAGCATTTGGTGTTCCATCTAGCTCTGAGCTATCCGAGTGGGGATCTGCGTATGATCCTTTGGGATACTTATGTCCACTCATAGTCACGTTTTTGACTGGCCTGTTCATCACTTCCTGCACAGCCAAGTGCATCTTGTCTCGAATCTTGCCCATGTCTTCTACAGAGATTTTATCTGTAGCTTTGGGCTCTCCGACATTTACCCCAAGCACACTGGGAAAGCAGATAGGATTCCAGTTGTCTCCATCGTCATCATTGCCATCCATAAACTGAATCACGTCAAGGCAGTACTGCTCGTCAAAGAATCCTTTGATTTCTGCAATCTGTGGGTGGTGATAAACGGTTTCCATTATTCTCCTAAGTCTAGATATTATTATATCATTTTTTTAGACGTTGGCCCCTGCATTATTATATGGATGGGATGCTGCCTGCCAGTGAGAGACTAGACTTGGCCTGAACCCTTCTGTCACTTTTGAAACTCCATGTGACAAGTCTTGAGCTTCAGAATAAATGTATAGAGTGTAGGGCTCTGGCTCAATCTCAATTCCATACTGCGGAATCACTATCTTGCCCCCCTTGAACTCAGAATCAAGAAACAGCTCGGCTACTGCTTCAGCTGGTCCGTGAGTGTGCGGGGGAGACATAGACCCCTCCCTGTGATCGTGACCTTTAAACTTAGAGAACACCAAGTCGCCAGGATCTACCTCCATAAACCTGCTCACCTCTTCTCCGATCTGTTTATTTAGATTTGGCAGGGTGTCCAAGGTTATGCCCTCAACAAGGTCTGGAGAAGGCTCTTCGTTGTAAGCCTTAAGATAGTATTCCCTAAAGCACGAAGGTCCCCAACACTCATCGCCATCAATATCGTTTTTATGTAGGTATTCTATAATTTTGTTTGCAAAATCTTTTGTGATAAAGTTATGTATTTTTAAAATTGGAAAAACTTCTGCGTATGCAATTTCCCTATCGGGCTCGTTGCCGCCTTTTCTTTTAATCATTTCTGAAATTTCATCTGATAACTTATCTTCTGGCTCAGACTCCCTAGACCAAAACTCAAAAAGCTTTTCGTCATGTGCGTACTCCCAAAAGGCCACGATTACATACCTAGAGCTTACTCCAGAAATCTTAGATACCCCATGCTTATTAACCCCGCCACCGTCAAAAGCTAGGACAGAGCCTCTGCCTGGCTTTAAAGATAATCCAGTATTGGAAAAGTATATCTCTCCCCCTTCGTAGTCATCATTAAGGTATGCTAATGTGGCTAGCGGAAAAATGTCCGTATGCTCTGGTCCGCTAGAGCCTGGCCCATACTTATGAACAATTACTTTGGCAAGCCTCATGTCAGACATTGTGTACCTGTTTGCAGCGTCATGCATCTGATGGACTAGCTTTTCCACTATGTCAAAGGATGTGTTTTTCCTTTCTGACAAAAACTTTTCTGGCTGATCAAAGCATACTGGCTTCCACATAAAAAAGTCAGCATTGGGGTCGTTCCCAGGGGTATGCTCTGCATGATCATGATGGTGGCACGAAGAGTCTTTGCTGTTTATGTACTCAATTAGCTGATCGCACTCAGTATCTTCCACAAATTTTTTAGCTTCGTAAACAACGTCATTATGACGCTTCCAATCATTAAGAACAAAATAACTACTCATCTATTTCTTAAAATCCCAAAACGAAACTATAGAATACCTAGTGCCTGAGG